CTTCGCGGGAACTGAAATGCCGAAGCCCGCAGTAACTCCGCCCGTCCAAGCCAACCGCGGCACGGAAGCGCGCTACCGCCGCGCTCTCCTTGAAGCCATCGCCGCGATGGTGAAAGAAATCACCACAGCAATCACCGAACAACGCAAAGAAGATCCTCCGGTAATGGCCGAGGACGCTTCGCACACGCATCCGCCCGTTCCTCCGCCATTGCCACCGATGCCTGGCGAATCTCCGTCAGTCTCGATGCAGCGCGAGCTGAATAAAATCGGCGCGAAGTGGAGAAAGCGTTTTGCTGACATGTCCGAAGAGGTCGCGGAAAACTTCTTGCTGAATTCATTTCGCGGAACAGATATCGCGATGCGTTCAGCGTTGAAAAAGGCCGGCTGGACTGTCGAGTTCAAAATGACTCCGTACGTGCGCGATGCGTTTGAGGCTTCGCTTGCGGAGAATGTTGGGCTTATTCGTTCGATCCCTGAGAAATACTTGCAGCAGGTCGAGGGGATCGTGATGCGCAATTATTCAACGGGCCGCGATCTGCAGAACATGGTGAAGGATATAAAGGCGCTGTATCCGAAAGCACAGAATCGTGCGATTGGAATTGCGCGCGATCAATCGAACAAAGCGAATGCGGTGGTCACGCGTGCCCGGCAAAAGGAATTGGGAATCACTGAGGCGGTATGGATGCACAGCAGTGCCGGGAAAGAGCCACGCCCTACACACAAGGCGATGAACGGGAAACGCTACGATGTCGAAAAGGGATTTTACGATTCGGCTGTGAAGAAGTGGGTTTTACCGGGGGAACTCATCAACTGCCGGTGCACGAGTCGGTCGGTTTTGCCGTGGACGCCTGCGGAGAAGAACTAGCGGGACGAAGGGGCGGAGAGCTTTGGCAGGGGTATAATTCCGTGGACTTCAGCGAACTTCCTTAGAGCCATTTCGATAACCTGAGAATCACCGACTCCGAACTTTTCCGAAGCATTATCGATGATCTGCTGAGCGCGCTCTGTCAGCCTCACATCCTTGCGTACTTTCTTTGTTGCCGTGACATTGCCCGACATTTGACAGCAGAATACCGGACTGCTCCACAAAATCAAGGTGCAATCCGTTGATTTATTGAGAATCCCGTAAGCGAATGCCCTAAGGTGCATTTTGTACATGCCCTGTGACTCGCCCCGCCTACGACGCCGCTCTAGCGAACCGTCAGTTCGATCAAGACGGACGGCTTCACATTCTTCGCACTCGCATTTCGAAAGCAACGGTCAATCCGTATTACGGCAGAGAGATTCCAGACGCGGACACGCTGGGCCTCGATCCAAATCGGATTTACTACTTGCTGCGCGATCCGCTGGAACTGGAGAAGGCGGCGGCATCCTTCGCGCGCGTTCCTCTGATGTTCAAGCACATCGCGGTCACGGCGGAAAATCCGCATCAGGAATCTACGGCGGGAACAATCGGCTCGGACGTGGAGTTCGACTATCCGTACCTGATCGCCGACATGAGCGTGTGGGACGTGGAAGCAATCGCCGGAATCGAAACCGACGCAGTGCGCGAGCTTTCGTCCTCGTATCACTATACGGCGGACATGACACCGGGAGTTTTCGAGGGAACGCCTTACGACGGAGTGATGCGCAATATTTCTGGCAACCACGTCGCCTTGGTGCAAACGGGCCGGGCGGGTTCGGACGTAATGGCCGCGGACAGCGGACTGGAGACTGACGTGAAAGAAACCAAATTCGGCAAGGCCCTTTACGCGATTCTCTCTGCGATCTCCCCCAAGCTGGCCAAGGATGCGGCGCTCAAGCCGCTGGTGATCGGCCTGACCCCGAAGACTCTGGACCCAAAGGCGCTTGAACCAAAATTGCTCGCGATGGACTCCGAGATGTCCGCTCCTGCCACGATGGCTGCGATGGAGGCGGCGAAGGATGCCGCCGGACCCGAAGAGACTGCCCCGAAAGAGCCTGAAAAAACGGCCAAGGATTGCGGCTATTGCGGCGCAAAAGATGGAATGCAGCACGCCGATGGCTGCAAAACCGCAGCGGATGAGAAAGCTGCCAGCGAGAAGGCCGCTGCCGATAAGGCCGCCAAAGATGCCGAAATGAAGGCCGAGGAAGACAAAAAGGCCAAGGAAGCGGAGGATGCGCGCGTGAAAACCGCAATGGATTCTTTCAAGGCTGAGCTTCGCGAAGCGGACGAAGCGCGTCGCGCGGTGCGCCCGGTTGTCGGCGATGTGATAGCGCAAGATTCCGCAGAGGGAATCTACGGATTCGCTCTCGATCAGATGAAAGTCGATCGCAAAGACGTGAATGGCGTACCGGCGTTGCGCGCACTGTTTAATCTTGCCGTGGCCCAGACCAAAAAGACCCCTGCTCCCGCCTTCGATGCGGGCGGCGATTTCAATGACAAGTTTCCGAACGCGACGCGCAACATTCGCGTGATGTAGTCGCAGTAAGCGAACAAATTCAGTTTGAGGAGAGCAAATGCCACCGACACCGCCGAGCGGTAACAGCATCGGAAGTTTTCAAGGCTCCGTGAACAGCGCGAACCCCATAGCAGTCGAAGGCGATTTCGCGAGCGCCAATCCGCGCGCGACCGCTCTCACTGTTGGCTTCGATGCGAACGGATTTCAGACGAGCGGCCTCATTGCCGGTCCCAATGGCGTTACGATCGGCCAATTTGCATGGCTCGCCGCAGACGGCGTGACGGTAAATAACTATCCGTCGACCAACGGTTCGGGCAAACCTCTTGGCTTCGTTCATCGCGATCAGCAAGGTTTGCTGACGAATTATCTCCAAGCGGCCGGCACGTTGATTCCCCCGGGATTCCCGGTCACGGTTATGACCGAGGGCGATTTCTTCGACCTCATCGCGGGCGGCAGCGCCGCGGTATATGGCTCCGCGTGCTATGCGCGCTATTCCGACGGCGCGCTATTCGTCGGCTCGATACCGACGGGCGGAAGCGGCACAGGCTCTATCGGCGCCACTTTTACCGCAAGCGCTGGCTCTCCATCCACTCAACTCGTCGTCACTGCCGTCACCGGCCTGATTTCCATCGGCGATACGGTCAGCGGCACCGGAATCCCGGCTGGCACCACGATTCTTTCCCAGGTCAGCGGCACGGCCGGAGGCGCGGGAACTTACGTTCTGAGCGCAGCGAACACCGCCAGCGCGGCAACTGTTACATCTTTCGGGAACGTGCTCGATATCACTGCCGTGAGCAGCGGATCGTTCTTAGTCGGCGACTCCGTGACGGGATCGAATGTGCCGAGTGGCGCGGTTATCTCTTCGCAGGTGAGTGGTGCAGCGGGCGGCATCGGAATTTACACGATCGACATTCCCGCCACGCAGTACGTCGCCTCCGAAACTATCACCATCGTGGCCGGAGTTCTGACGGGCTGGGTAGCCAAGACCGCAGCAGCAGTTGGCGCGCTAACGCAAATTTCGACCTGGGGAGTCTAGCCCAGAGGTTTGAACTGACAGGATTTTTCGAGGAGAAAATATGCATCCACAGCTTGAATCGATTTCGCGCAAGTGGGGCGTTCATTTCATGGGCTCCGACGCCCAATTGCAGCTATCGGATAAAGAGCTGGGCGGCCGGCTCGCGATGGACGCGCAGCCGTCGCTCATCACGATTTCGAACTCGGGCATTCCTGCATTCCTGTCAACGTACATCGATCCCAAAGTGATCGACATTCTCCTCTCGCCCATGAAGGCCACGGAAATCGTCGGCGAAGAAACGAAAAAGGGCGATTGGACGATGGAGACCGCGATGTTCCCCGTCGTGGAATCGACCGGCATGGTCAGCTCATACGGTGATTACTCCGAGACTGGAACGGCCGGCTCGAACGTGAACTGGGTGCAGCGCCAGTCCTACACCTACCAGGTCATCACGCAGTGGGGCGAACGTGAACTCGAAAAGATGGGCCTTGCGCGCATCGACTGGGCGAATCGCCAGAATGTCGCCTCGATCCTGACGCTCAACAAGTTCCAAAATAAATCGTATTTCTTTGGCGTGAATGGCATCGCCTGCTACGGATTGCTCAACGACCCGACGCTCCCTGCATCAATCGCTCCGATCACGTGGGAGAGCGTGACGACGTGGGCTGCGAAGGCGGCACTGAGTGATAACAGCGGCGCGAGCGCGGTCTATGACGATATTCAGGCTCTTTACAAGCAGCTGGTTTCTCAGGCGAATGGCCTCGTGGAACTCGACATGGAATCGCCGTTGACTCTGGCGATGTCGCCCGCTTCGCAGGTCTATCTGACGCTCACCACGACTTACAACGTGAACGTGATGGACATGCTGAAAAAGAATTTCCCGAAAATGAAAATCGTGACGGCGCCGGAATACGCGCTCACCTCGGGAAACTTCATGCAGCTGATTGCCGACGACATGATGGGGCAGCGCACGGCGACGACCGCATTCACTGAGAAGTTGCGCGCGCATCCGATTGTCGTCAAGAAATCCAGCTTCGAACAGAAAAAGAGCCAGGGCACATGGGGAACGATCATCTTCCGTCCATTCCTCGTCGCCTCGATGCTGGGCATTTAATTTTCTTCAGCGTTCTGGATCGCGCGGACGTAAGGAGCTTGATCGATGGCGAAGGAAATGGTTGTTGTGGGCTGCAGACTTCCGAACGGCTTAACGATCCATCACCCGAAGGACCGGAGCATCTCGGTCACGCTCTCGGGACCGGCAGTTGTTCTGACTGACCCGCGTAGCTCTCGTTTCTCTTTCGGCCTCACGCCCGTCGATGCCCAACTCTGGAACCTTTGGTTCGAAGCGTATAAGACCAATCCGATTGTCCAATCCAATTCCGTATTCGCCGGAAAGAACGAAGCCGAAGCCATCGCGAAGGGCAAAGAGCTTCAGAAGGAAAAAAACGGCTTCGAACAGATGCCGCAAAACGCGATGGGTGTGGAGAAGGACGGTGACTAGTGGGCTGCACGAATTCAATTTGCCCAGGCGTTGCGGTCTTCAATCCGGACCTGTTTTACGCGCGCTACCCTGAATTCCAAAGCCTTCCCAATTTCGGTATCAAGGCCCTGGAAGCCTGTTTCTGCGAAGCGGGCTTTTACCTGAACAATTCTCCGCGCAGCGTCGTTCAAGATGTTTTGAAGCGCCTCGTTCTGCTGAATATGCTCACGGCACACATCGCGTTTATGGGCGGCGCTCTCACAGCTGACGGACAGCCGAAGCCCGTGGGGCGTGTGAGTCAAGCCACACAAGGATCGGTGAGCGCGAGCTTCGAAGATTCCGATCCGACGCCAGGTAGCGGCCCGTGGTTCCGGCAATCGCAATATGGGGCGTCTTTTTGGCAGGCGACAACGCAATACCGCAGCGCGCGGTATTCGCCGCAGCCCACGCGCGTTGAGGGATTCACGGGAACGCCGCTTGGTCGTCTCGGATTTCCGGTATGACGATCGACGGCCAAGAGTACATCGGCATCTGGCTTGGCGGCGATCTTTGGAAAGTGCGCCGCTTCGCTGGCAAGGACCATGAGAGCTACGTGGAAGCTGAGATTCGCGCGAACACGATGAACGAGCGCATAGCGATCGACCAGGCAATTAAACAAGGGAGTTGGGCGTAATGGGCCTGAGCGCAAGGCTAGACGCGAAGCTCAAAGAGATTGCCGCTCGCATTGGCAATGGCTCCGTGTCGGTGGGTTTTTTGGCGGGTGCGACGTATCCCGATGGGCAATCCGTTGCGACCGTAGCTTTCTGGAACGAGTTCGGCACGAAGGGCCGCGCTCATGGCGATGCTCCCCATCCGGATGCCGTAGCTGAAGGAATAAGAAGCGAGCCGCAACTGTCTGGAGGTTTGCCGCCGCGCCCATTCTTTCGCCGCATGGTCGCCGCGGAGTCTGGCGCGTGGGGAACGAATCTGGGCAAGGCCGTAGTTGCCTCTAAGGGAGACGGCAACAGGGCTCTGGGTTTGATGGGCGAAGAAATCAAAGGCGAGCTGCAGCAGAGCATCAATCTGCTGACAAGCCCTCCGCTGAAGCCCAGCACGATAAAGCGTAAGGGATTCGCAAAGCCGCTGATCGACACCGGAGACATGTTGCGCTCGGTGGATTACAGGGTGGACGGATGAGCAATTTTGTCATCACCGGTTGGGTACCTTGGGCCATCGCTCAGCGCCGGAAACAATTTGAAGAGGCCGAAGCCGCGATTGCCGAGCACAACGAAAAGCGTCTGAAATATTTGATCGCAAGGATTCCAAAGTAATGGATCTGCAGGGCATGGCGAGCCAAGTGAGCGATGTAGTGAACCCGAATATCGAGGTGAGCGTGCAGGCCTCGAACGGCTACACGAACACGGGTCCGGGGCTAAGACAGCAACCGAGCTATGCGGAGGCCGTGACTGGATTCGCTCAGGTCCAGGAATTGACGAGCTCCGAACTTCGACAGATCGAAGGCATGAATCTGCAGGGCGCGCTGCGAACAATTTATTTTCGCGGAAACCTGAATGGCGTGATTCGTCCCGACAGCAAGGGCGGAGATCTAGTGAACATCGGCGATCACACGTGGCTCGTCGTGAAGACTCTTGAGCGTTGGCCGCTATGGAGCAAAGCGTTGATTTGCCGTCAGGAGCCGGCGTGAGCGCTCCGGCACAATTCGTTCCGTCTATCACTGTGGATGACGTGATCGTAGCCCTGGGCGCTTTCATGCAGCCCTTTGTTGGAGCTAAGACGGAAATTATCCGCGCGCAAGTGAATCGCGTGCCTCCGCCGCAAGGTGCGTTCGTGGAATTGACCGAGCTTATGCAAGTAGATCTCGAATATCCGCGAAACTGGTACGACAAAACAAATTTTCAGAGGAACATGATCGGCCCCAAGCGCATCGCGATCCAGGCGGACTTTTACGGCGAGCCTTCCGGCGATTGGTGCTCGACGGTTAAGACTGCGTTCAGAACACCTTACGGAGTCGCGCAATTTCCTGAAGGCATCGCGCCGCTTTATACCGATGAGGGCCATGAAGCGCCTCTAATGACTGGCGAGCAGCAATACAAGAGGCGCTGGGCGCTGACTCTTAATTTGCAGTTCAACCCGATCGTAGTTGTGCCAACGCAATCGGCGGATATTCTGAAAATGAACATTTTAGAAAATGTCGCCGAATCCGAATCTTCTTTCACCGTGACCGATCCATTCATCGGAATGCAAAATCCGATAGGACCGCCGTGGCAGGGCTTCGATTCACCCATAGAGAAAGACGGTGGAGTAAACCTTGTCAGCACGGCCGGGGCGCAGTTCGGGGTCATCACCTACGAAAGCGCGACATGGAGCGCCAATCAGACATCGACTGCCACATTGAAACAGCTTGTGCAGAACGAAGGGTATGTGGCGGTTGTGGTTCGGTGCGATGGAGATGCGCAGAATTTTTACTATGCCGATTTGGATGCATCACCGGGTTTCGGCGGTATCGGGAGGATTACTCCCTTCAACTTGCAAAAGTACGTAAACGGAATGTATTTCGGTGCGCCCTTGGTGCAGGGAAACGTGACTCCGCAAATTGGGGATGTCTTTAGCCTCAAGGTCATCGGATCGACCCTCTTCGGCTATCAGAATGGTGAGCTGATTTGGAGCTATACCGACCCTTCGCCGATTGCCAGCGGAAGTCCGGGTTTACTTATTCAATCTGCAAACCCGCTCACAGCGAATGGCGATCTTGCCTGGAGTTCCTGGACGGGCTCAGGCGGTTGAATTATTTCGGAGGAATGATCTTATGACGATACCTGCATCCGCAGTAGTGCAAGTAAATCCGGGCGTCCTGAGTCCCGGTGGCGCCGCCCTCGTAATGAACGGTCTCGTCCTGACCGAAAACCTCTTAATGCCGACAGGCAGCGTGCTCAGCTTCGCCAACGCGCAAGCCGTTTCAAATTTCTTTGGTCCGGCTTCGGCTGAATACGCCTATGCGCAGATTTATTTCGCAGGCTACAACAATTCCACGCAGCTTCCGTCGGCAATTCTATTCGCTCCGTACAATGCGGCAGCTCGCTCTGGTTGGCTGCAGTCGGGTTCCTTTGCCTCGATCACCCTTGCGCAGTTACAGGCCATCACGCCAGGCACCCTCACCATTACCTTTGCCGGAGTTGGCCTCACGTCGTCCTCGATCAATCTGAGCGGAGCCAGCAGCTTCAGCAATGCGGCATCCATCATTCAAGCGGCCTTCACCTCTCCTCCGTTCACCGTTTCTTGGGATGCGGTGCAAAGCTGCTTTATCTTCACGAGCACCGCCACCGGAGCTGCGGAGACCATCGTCTTTGCGACGGGAGCAATCGCCGCATCGCTTTTGCTCACGCAGGCAACGGGAGCAACGATTTCTCAGGGCGCGGTTGCCGACACTCCATCGACGTCTATGGCGAACGCCGTTGCCGTCAATCAGAACTGGGCGACCGTCAGCTACATCACCGAACTTACTCTCACGCAGAAAGAAGCGCTCGCAGTCTGGCTCGCCGCTCAGGATGACGAATATCTCGGCGTGATCTGGGACAGCGATACGCAGGCCAGCGTGCAGGGTGCGACCGAACCTTTCGGCGTCGTGGCGAAGGCTGGCGCTTACAACTCCGTGATGTGCATCGGCGGAGACCCCGCAGCCGTTCCGGTCGGCTCAAGTCTCGCTGCTCTCAACCTCAACATCGCAGCTTTCGTGCAGGGAATGATCGCCTCGATCAACTTCGGCCAGACAAATGGACGCATCACGCTCGCGGGCAAGGGCGCTGCGTCTTCCGCGGTCATCGTCAACTGCGCAAACCTACAAACCTACGAAAACCTGCTTGCGAATGGCTACAGCTGCTACGGCGCGTTCGCTTCGCGCAACCAAGGATTTGTTTTCTTCTCGAACGGAAACATGCCGGGGAACTTCCCATGGGTTGATCAGTACGTGGATGAGATTTGGCTGAGCGCCGCGTTGCAGGCGACTCTGCTCTCCCTCTATACGACTGTGAACGCCATTCCATACGACCCGGAAGGTTACGGCCTGATTCGCGCGGCGCTTTTGGGACCGATCAATGCAGCCCTGAATTTCGGCGCAATCCAAATCGGAGTCGTGCTGTCATCCACCCAGGTGGCAGAAGTTAATTCGCAGGCAGGTGTCAACGCGGCGGCGATCATCCAGACGAACGGCTATTACCTCCAGATTCTAGATCCGGGCGCGCCGGCGCGGAATGCCCGCACGACGCCGATTATCAATCTTTGGTACACCGACGGCGGAGCAGTACAGCAAATCAACCTGGCATCGATCGACATTCTGTAGCTAAGGAGCTTTCATGGGCGGATTCAGCGGCTTCACAAATGCGACCACTGGCGGCGCGAGCACGATAACCTCCGCCAATTCCGTGGTGTCGATCTCCGTTCCGGGCCTCTA